GGCAGCTGTCGAGGCTATCCAAATGTTGTCCGCCACAACGTCGCAGGGAGCCACGTTGCACAATGCTCAAAACGTTCTGCCCAGAGTGGGCGGCAGGCTCGCGGACGCTAAGGACGCCGTGGCCACGTTGGTCTACTCACAGTGCGGTCCGCAGCCGGAACCAGTGGAACCAGGACCCCTCATCAACTCGTACAGGACCAGCACCACTCAGGACATAAAGCCGATGAGTGTCGTCACACTATGTTTGTGTCCGGCATCAGCTACGGCGTTCGCCCCTGAGGTCTCCAACACGGAAGAGCTCTTCACGCAGATGTACCGCACCACGCTTCCCTCAGAGGAGGCGGTTTTGTACACCTGTGTCACGATAGCCGACACTGCCAAAAACATGTCGTACGTCAGGGAGTTCACGGAGTTGGTAGTGGAAGAGGTGTTGGCAACGTACGGCAAGTTGGCAGTCCCGTGGGACGAGGCAACAGTTAGGGAGGCATTGGACACTCCATCTCAGACCCAATTGTTCGAGAAAGGAGCGCTGAGCTCGCAACAGGACGATTCGTGCATGAACGAGAGTTTCACGAAAAATGAGCGCTATGCGGGCCCCAAGATGGCACGAAAGATAGAGCCAATGGACAGTAAGCACAAGCTGCTGGTTTCCAGGTTTTCCAAAGGTTTGCTGGAGGTCCTTGTCAATTTGCATTGGTGGGGCCCCGGGAAGACGCCACGCGAAATCCAGGGCAAGCTGTCAACCATGCTGCCGGATTTGTATTCGGTCAACTGCGGGGACGGCAAGATCCACGACGGGCACATGGAACAACTCTACAGCTACATCTTTATGACTGTGACCAGTGCCATTTTCGAAGAGCCCTACCGCGCCGAGTGGAGAGCCGTTTGTGCGCTCCCTCAGTTTAGGAGAATATTTAGTGTCCTTGCGAAGATAGTGGCGGCTTACGACCTCGGCAGCGGTGACCCCAGGACCACCGTCTGCAACACGTTCAGTACTGGGCTGGGAGATTATCTCTCGCTACGCTTGGACGGAAAGTCGCCGCGCGAAGCATACGACTCTATGGGCATCAGCTACGGAGACGACATTTGCAACGCGGCGAGCAAACACTCCACAGTGGAAGCCTTCCGCTGGCTCGGGTACAACCACGAGTACGAGGCGTACCAGCGCAACCAAGCCGGGGCAAACTTTCTTTCCCGGTTCCTGGGCCCTAATGCTTGGGCCGGCTGCACCGACAGCATGGCGGTGCCCCGCAGGGCTATCATCAGCCTTTGCTATACCGGGCACGTCCCGAAGGGCTGGACCAAAGAGCAGCTACTCGTGGCCAAAGCATTGGGTTATCTCGAAACCGACGCTTTCACGCCATTAGTCGGCGCGTTCTGCGCTAGCGTAGTGGCTATGGCCATCCGCGAGGGGTACGACTTGCCCCATAAGGAACGCAGAGCGGAAGTTAGCTGGAACTCCCAGTTCGAGGGCAACAATTGGTCAAGTTTGGGGGTGGGCAACATCAGCGCTACGAGCGTGATGGAGAGAATGCGCAAGTACCTCAGAGAGGGGGCCCGCATGTTAGCGGCGGACAGCCTGTTGGTCGTGGCCTCAGAGATCGAAATCGCAGGCTGGAAATGGGATTTGGCTCGTGCCACCATCCCACACTACGGCGCAGGCGACGTTTTCCAATGGCTGTGGGGGCCCAAGAAGATCATTTCCACCAATCATGTCCCAAAATATTCTTTGTCGCAATTGGTGAACTTGGAGGTCCCGGCCCCCAGACAGGTCTGCGACGCCCCCGTGCTCTCAAAAGTCGTCAATGAGGTCGCTTACGAAGGCACTCAGGAACAGCACGTCGCCAAGGAAAAACTGGAAGACGCCACTAAGGCCAACAGGGCCAGACGCAAGGCGCCAGAACGCCACGAGGTCGAGACTTATCTTAGCAAGGCGCCGCAGGGTGACTGGACAGATGTTAACATGGACGCTTACTGCAATGCATTTTTCATGCAGCATGAGAATCCTCGCGGGCTGTATGTAGCCGCGCTTAAGCTTGTGCGCGAAGAAGCACAGAAAGCTCAGGGCGACGCGAAGACCATGTGGGTCGAAAGGGCCAATGTTCTCCAGAGGAACTATAACAGGTATAAGAAGGACAACCCAGAACCATCGAACAGCGTAACCCCGGTCACGAAAAGCAGCGACCCCGCGTTCTCATTCCCCCCTCTGGCGCCAGGGGAAACTTTGACGCTTAGGACTAAGTTTTCTAAACTCACCAAAGAACAACGGGATGCACCGGTTCCACCGCCAAACAAGCATGTTCCTGGTGGGCCACCTGAGGGCGTTAATGCCCCCATGTGACCAGTTTGACGCCATTAGCGAGCATTACGCTTGATCAATGCAGCTTGTGCACTAACGCACTACTGGGGGAAGACCGCGACCACGCGGGACACTTAGGTGTTTAATGACGGCCCCCATCGCCGTTCTCTCGGGCCGTTACGGCGGCCCGGTGAAAAATTTTACCATCATATGTCTAATATTAACACAGGAACGGCGCCATCAGCTGCCAAGATGCCACACAACAAC